TCATAAGAGGTTCTTTCTTGTGATTAATTGCATTTAAATATTCTTTCAATTCATACATAATTAATCTTTCTTTAAATTTGTTTTAAATACGACACATGTTCTAAGTTCATAACACTCTCTTGAAACTGGTTGAGCTTGATGTACATTCTTAGCAGTAAACATTACCAATCTATTTCCTTTATAGTCAATAAATCTATCTTCAATCCAATCAGTTTTAGCACAAACTATATCACCCTCTATAAGAGTTCCACCACCCCATGACGTTTGCCAGTCCATTCTAGGGTAGTATAGGACAGTATACTCACCATCATCTATATGTTTATGTGGTTCAATACCATGTGTGTGAGCATTTAAATATACACGTTCCATCTCAAGTTGTGGTTTGTGTTTTTTAATAAAATTCCAGATAGGAATAAGGTCACCATAGCCATTGTCATAACACTCTTGTGGATTGTGTCCACAGAATATATGCCAATGTTTGTTCTTACCATTCTTTACGGAGTCGTAGTTGTACTTCCAAGACACATCTCTCAGTTGCATATCAATGAGTTCTGCAACATGAGGTTCTAATGCGTTATCAAATATATTTATCATTAAAATTCCTTTTCTCTATATCAGTAATATTATTACCAAATATATAACCATCACTCATTTTCATTTCTTTAACCATATCCCATTTCCGTTTTGCTTTGAAATACTTATTAAATGTGTCATATTGTTTTATGGTTTCTTTCTCACATACAAGAAATTTATTATGATTGTATTCAAAGAACACTATAAGGAATGGTTCGTCTTCTTCAAGAAAATGGTCTTTTCTTCCTAGATAGTGTATATACTTGTAATAGTGAGGCCATGCATCTCTCCACTCACCCCATCTTTCTAAATCAATACACAACAATTTTTTGCCTGTATGTTTATCTACTAATGCAAGGTCTATACCACATTTACCATCTGGTTTAGATTCCCATTTACAATCTACACCTTTAGGTATATGTTTCAATAGGAATTGTTGAAATTTCTTATTAGTTAACGAATGTTGTATGAAATATTCATAATCACCATCATCATCAAAACTATTCTTTCTATCAGAATAATTACCCCATTTTGCCTTATCTTCTTTTGTTACTTGTGTCATTTAAATTTCACCTGTCCCATTATTTCTGTTAGACATGCCAACATATTAATTTCTTGGTCAGCTACGAACGCTGATTTATAAGAATACTCCGCCAGTATAATAACAGCGTGGGGGATAGTAGCAGCATCCACATTATCATACAGATTATCATAAATAAGACGAAAAACACGACTTGGGTCGTTATCAAGATTATGAACAATCCATTTTCTAACAACTGTAAACTCTTTTTGCTTAAGTGCTTGAATAAGTTCATTTATATTTACCTCTGATATGTTTACAAGTATTCCAGCATCAATTGTACCAGATGCAGAATATCTCTGGAGTTCATTTAAAATTCTTCTCCAGTCTGGAAAGTATTTATTAAGAACTTCAGCCACGACTTTGACTTCAAATTCTATCTTCTCTTTATTTAGAATGTCTTGAACTCTTACAAAAAATTCTTTTGCAAGTTGTGGTTTCTCACTATTGAGTATACGAAAATCTATAGTACTACAACGACTGTGTAGTGGTGGTATTAAACGATTCTTGTAGTTACAAGTAAGGATAAACCCACAGTTATTACTGAACTCCTCCATGAACCCACGAAGGGCTGGTTGAGTAGATTGTGGATTTAGATAGTCTGCCTCATCAAGGATAATATACTTTCTTCCAGTACCCTCTAAAGATACAGTAGAAGCAAAGTTCTTAATCTTAGTTCTCAGTACATCTATACCAGACTCCTCAGAACCATTTATCATCATTGACGTTGCACCAATTTCATCTAACATTGCTTTTGCAGCTGTAGTTTTACCCACACCTGGCCCACCAGATAAAATTAGATTTGGTACGTTTTTATCTTTGACAAATTCTTTTAGTGTTGTTTTTAGTTCTTTAGGTAATACGCAATCACCTATGTTGTTTGGACGGTATTTCTCCACCCACAGAAATTCTTCCATGATATAACTCCTAAATTAAACTGAATAGTTTGATTCTGGCTCAAGTGCAATCCAATACTCGATTGGTGTACTTTCATTTTTCATATGTGAAATATTCTTGGAAGAAATATCGACAGTATATTTACCATCTATAAGTTTTAGATTTTCTACTTTAAAGAAGAAACTGAAGTTACCTTCACCTTGTGTTTCAACACCCATTGAATAACTATTTGCAGTATCATTCTTTTTATCCTTTACAGTCAAAGAAGAAGTACCATTAGTATTTTCTAATACTAAGTCAGCAGAACTAATCACAGCAGCTGCTTTTGTAATGTTAGATAATGTTGAACTATCTAAGGTAAATGTTATTTCATTACTCGGCATGGTAATCATTTTACTTGGTGTTGTAACAACACTTGGGTCTGAGTAGAAATATTTAAGAGCAGTCTTAGGATTATTTTCTTCTGTGATTGTCACAAAAGTATTTTCAAATTCTAAGTTAGGACTCTTGAATAAAGATAGACAAGATAAGAATTCATTGAGGTCATAGATTGCAACCTCTTGTGGGAAATCCTCTTCTACCTCAGCTCTCGCAATAATATTTTTCATTGCAGACATTGTTGTTATTTCTTTGCCTTCTTTAATCACTAGATTTTGATTAATAGAAGCATAATTTTTCAATACAGATATTGTATTATTACTTAGTTTCATTTTCACTTTCTCCATTATTAATGTGTAATGCTATGATAGCATAATGTATCACTTTTAGTAAGTCTTTTCGATTCTTACCGTCTTTTTTTCCGTATCGTTGAGCATACTTGAGTATGTTACCGATACAAAACCCTTCACCGTGTCCAGCATCTAAAATAAATTCAGTTGCTTGGAACTTACTCTTACTATAATGCATATCATAGGTTGAGTCAATATATTTTTTTAATTCATTTAAAGTTTTATCTTCACTAAATTTATAATCAGACATTTTTTTTCCGTTTAACCATCATACGCATCTAAACTTTCTTCTGCTTTTTCTTCGTATTTTACTTTATTTTTTAATGCAAATACTCTCTTCTCTAGATAACTCTGAACAATACTGGCAGATGCCATATATCCAGCGTGGGCCTGACAATTCTCCAGTTCTTCTTCAAGAATCTCTAACTTGACCTTGTTGCTATGTTCACTAACTTTCTTCTTCTTACCATTATCACTATGCATTATTAATCGATTTGACTAGATCGGACTCTGGTGTATGTTTCCTATAATGGTCACCACTTATTTTAGTTTTAGGTGTTACATTCATATTTGCAGAAAAAGTTCTTCTTTCACCTTCTCCAAAGAAAGGCATTACACCATGTCTTAACCATGATGGAAACATTAACATTGTTCCAACTTCTGGTTTAATATACTCTTCTGTTATTGGTCTAAGCATATTAATATCTCTCATACCATTTGCACCCCAAGACAAATAAGTAAACCCATCAACAGCTCCAGAAGAATTATTTAATCCTTCGAATTCTTCAGCAGGATTTCCAAGTTTTTGTATTTGTGGTGGAACTTTTAAATATAGAATACAAGATAAACCCATTGGTGTTCTTGTGCCGTGGTCATGTACTGGATTGTAATCACCTTCGTAACTATGTACACTCCACATTGTTTCCATTGATACTTCAGATTCTATTCCAGTAACATTGTACATATATGTTTTACCAAGTTTCAAAAGAATATCTGAGAATTGTTTTCCAACATCATCATCAACATGGTCAATTTTAAGTTGTGCTGACTTTTCATTTCGATTAATTTGTCCAACTAATCCACCAGCAGCATCTACATTTTTTGGAATAATAACATCATAAATGTGTGTATTAAATTCCTCTATTACATCAAGTGGCCATTGAACCTTCATTATATGTACTGCAGCTTTAGGTCGCATTGCAATTTCTAAACCAGTTGATTTTGATTCTAGTTCTAGTGCTTCACGGTCTCTAATAATTTTATCTTTTTTAAAAAATTCTGCCCTATCTTTAGCTGCTTTTTTCTTTTTTTCTGCTTTTTCTTCATCTGTCATATTATCATCTTCAAGAACAGGCATTCTACCTTCTTCATTTTTTACTTTTTTATCTATATTTATCACGTTATCGTTCATATTTTTTCCTTCTTCAGTTAAAGCATTTATTGCTTGTTGTTTTAGTTTTGCTGCTTCTTCTGGTTTGCCCATTACTTCAAACATTTTTGAATGGTCATCAATTGTGTAAGGTTTTTCTGGTGCTTTTTGAATTTCTACTGATTTTGTAGGATTTTTATCTGAGCCTTTGTTGGTTAGTATTTCAACTCCCATTTGGGAAACTCCAACATCAATTTCTTTAGTCATAATATATTCTCACAAGTTTATATTTTAATTTATTATATAATAAAAAAGGGGCTGTTGTCAACCCCTTTTCTATATTTTTTTGACTAACTTCTGTAAGCGTAGTCTGTACCAAGTACACTTGCAACCCCAGCTGCAATGATAGCGGCTGATGGTTTGCCTATTCTATAAGCAACACCGTCAGAAGTTTTATTTGTGTAAACCACATTACCTTCTTTTTTAATAGTGTCAATCATAGCCGTAGGGCTTTTCAAATCAAAACGAGTTCTTAGATGTTTCCAAGTTACGTTTTTACCTTTATTAAGAAGATTAATAATCTTCTCTTTTTTAGTCAGTTTCTTATACATAATATCTCCATAGTATAAATTATTCAATCAAGCAAAATTACTTGATTTCGATTGTACGAGGCTTTTTATCCTCTGGCACAATTTGTTCTAACTCGATAGATAGTAATCCATCTTCGAGTTTTGCAGAATTAATTACCATATCATCTGCAAGGGTAAACTTTCTCTCAAATTTTCTATAGGAAATTCCTCTGTGAAGAATTTCTTCTTCATCAGATTCATTATCTTTATCAGATTTGATTGAAAGTATTCTGTCTGCTAATT